TAATCCGGATCTAAACCTACAGGTACCTGATTAAATCCTGAAAGTGCTACCTTTATTGTTTGGCCATTATTAATTTTAATACCCTTGTGAAGACTCCCTTCTTTTCTTAAATCATCCAAGTATCTATTGATATATCTTGCATTTTCACCAACTAAACCTTTCTTATCTTTAAACCTATCTAATTCATCAAGTACAACTAGAGGTAATAAAACATCATTTTCTGGAAATGAATGAATTGAGTTGCGATCATACAATAAAACACTTGTATCAATGATAAAAATTTTTCTTTCTGTCATCTATCCACCTTTTTTTGTTATTTTTGTTAATTTACTGACATCAGTATATAATACTAATTATTAAGTTGGAGCTGTTTAATAATGAAATGTTTTGAATATAATAATAGACAGAAAATATCTTGTCAAAAATCATCTTGTAGATACTGGATTCAAAGTAAACAAAATAGCAACTGTTGTCTTGTTGCTGCTGATTCTCGAAATAAAATAGAAGAAGAAAAATTTACACTGCAGGACATAGGTGACATATTTAAAGTAACAAGAATGAGAATATGTCAAATAGAAAAGATTGCTATTAAAAAATTAAAAGATAAGTTTTCTAATTTTGAATAATAAAAAAGGTCACTTGCGTGACCTTTTAAATGAATTGTACTAAAAAATAAATCTAATTTATTCCTTACTAGAATCAAGTGAAGACTTAACGATATCAGAGGCTAGTTTTTTTGCTGCTCGCAAACCTTTTCTTGCTCTGACACCTGCTGACTTATTTCCTTGAGCATTCTTTACAACGTCTGTTTGTAAAGTCTCAATCAAAACTTTTAATTCTTCATATTGCGAAATTAGCGCTTCATTTAATGACATACATTTCTCCTTACTCTAAAATAATTTTTGGTTTATCATCATCGTCTATATTATTATCAGAATTATCTTCTTTGTTAATAGTTTCTCTATACTTTTTTATTGTTTTAGCTATTTTTTTTAAAGCTTCATTGTTTTCTAAACTTAGACAAATACCATGAATCACATCGTACTTTTGTTGTTCTGTAACACCAAATTTCAATAATTCTGCTACAATCTCTCTTGATTGTTGTTTTTCTCTAGCTAACTTTTCTAACTTGACTGAGTAGCTCATTATTATTCTCCTATTATTGTGTTGTCTATTATCTCAGAGACAATCTTGTATTTTTCTTGACTAATAAGTTTTAAAACTTTTACGTGGTACTGCTCATCAATTATTTCCCTTTTAATGATTAAGTCTTTAGGGAATGTTAAGTTGTCGAAAATATCTTCAATTTCTTCATATAATGATATAGAAGAATTATAATCTTTTAAAAAATCAACTATTTTAATTGGTAAGCTTAGTGTCACTTCACTAATAGATCTGACACTTTTAATATCTTCTTTACCTATTTTTATCTGTGATTTACATAACTCATCTATAAGATGAGTTATGCCACAGTTGTTACAATTAGCGTATTTAGGAATCACCTTACTTGTTTTAGTATTAAACTTACTATAAACAGGAAACTTATGATATACAATAGGCCTTCTATCCTTATATAAAGGTAGAACACAATGGCATTCAATTAGATGACGTTGCCCTAACATGAAAAAGCTATTTTAAAGATAATTCAATTTGATTTGAAGCTTTTATAAAAGAATTTGTCATACTAGATTCTACATAAAAACAAAGCTTTCTTAACTCTTCATTGTTTAAGTTTAAAGAAGTTTCATTATTTGAATTTACAGCCATTAGATCTTGCACAACTTGTTCTTTCATGAAGCCGACTACTGATGAAACAGTTAACATTACTTTATTTTTATCCACTGCAGCCCTAGGTGGCGTCTTAGGTTTATTATTTTTTAATTTTGATGGCATTAGTTTTCTCCTGTTGCTAAGAAATAATTGCACTAATTTCAGAAAACTTTGTAATTAAGCTTTTTTTCTTCGCCTCTGCAATATTAATACAAACTGATGGTATGTAAAACTTTTGATTTCTTAGACTGACAACGTTTAGATTTTTATTTAAGTTGCTTATAAATCTAAAAAAATAGTCTATTTCTCTAGAGTTCATTTTATTCTTTAATAGTTTTTCTGGTATGTATATGTTTACTCTTTTTCCTGTAAACATTTTCAACCTATTCGCAAGAACATCTATTCTAACATCAGGTCTTGACCTTGCGTCATCAATTCTTTTCTTTAAAAAATTTCTGTGTTTTTCAATACTTTTATTATCTACACAAGGTGTAATACCTATACTATTTTTAAAAAAAGATATTTCAACTCCAACAGATAACTCTTTTCTAGTTTCTTGTGATATTGTTTGGCCTAAATCACTTGAAATTATACTACTACCATGTATAGCTGCAATATCATTAAGTAGATTTAATGAATTTTCGTCATTAACGTTTAAACAAACAGGAAAAACTCTAAACCTACCCATTTTATTGTTTTTAATGATAGTCATTTTAACTTCTTCAGACATACCAAAACAAAATATTACAAAAGTCTCTTTTGTCTTATTTGCTTTATGAAGCAAGTGGTGTATTTCACCTATTGATTCGATAATACCGTTAATTATAACGTACTTGTATTGCTTATATGTGTTTTTGCTACCATCGTTAAAAAAAGAAAAGTCATAATCAATATTAAACACAAATTCTTCTAAAAACTCTACTGTTAAATCATCACCTATGTATTTCTCAATATTTATACTTCTATTAATATTAGTGTTTTCAAAGATCCATTTTGCAATTAACTTACTATTAAAATTATTCAATGTTGATATAAACTTGTCTTGGTATTTCTTATTAAAAACAAAACTTGTACTTGTCTTTATAGCAACATTGTCAAACATTTTATGTAAGAAATAATCACCCAAGTATGGATATAATTTTTCACAATCATAATATTCTTTTAATAAGACGTTTTTTAAAGTTTCTTCAATTTTATTTTTTGGCAAAATATTAAGATAATTTAGAGAAACATCTTTGACAAATGTTTGTTTATTATAAACTACATTTTTATGTTTAGCAAGATTATTAAAAATATTCTTTTGATCTTTTAAAAAAAATTCTGTAGTTTTTCTGCCTATAACTACGTCATTTTTATGAATCACGCCAGAGGTTGTTGCTAGCATATGTTAAAATCTCCTCAGCTGAACTTTCATTATATCCGTATTCTTCAATTAATGTACCAATCATATCAGTATATTTCTTCTTTTGATCATCATCGCGTGATTTTGAACGTGTTACAATTCTTGCGATATCTTTAACAGATGTAATTAAATACTGTTCAATTGCTTCTTTTAAAGGACCATATGACTTATAGTCAACTGTTTCACCTTTTCTCATTTTTGAAAACATGTAAGCTGTTACATCATTTCTAAATCCGTCTCTTGCTGAACCGGTTACGCTAATCATTTCTTCAATGGTTCTCATAAACTTTTCATCAGGATCACGATCTTCTCGTGTAATCTTATCTTTAACTCTAGATTTAGTTGTATAACACTCAGCATTGTCTAGATATGAATCGAATAACGACTGTGCTTGTTCTTCATAAGCTGAAATAAAAGCTTTTGCTATTTCTGTCTCTAATATTCGTAAATACTCTTCTCGAATAATCTTTTGCAGTATTTCTAGATATCGAGTTTTTGCATCTTCATCAATAATTTGCTCTTTTACTTGTTTAATCATAGAGTCAACAACGTTTATTGGCGTAATCATTCCATTATCTGAATCTGAAAGTGCTGCATCTAAAGATTTCATAATAAATCTCGTTGATATTCCTTCCATACCTTCATTCTTTGCTTCGTCTTTTAAATCTCGAATATCAACTTTCTTAACTCTGCCTTTTTCAATAATAGCTTCACCGTTGTATATTTTCATTTTTGTTAGTAAGTCACATTTATTTGATGGTTGTAACCTAGACATTACTGAAAACATTGATGCTACTTTCATTGTATGGGGTGCTATATGAGCACCTCTAAAATCAGATTTATCAAGAATCTTTTCATAGATTTTTTGCTCTTGATGCAATTCTAACACGTAAGGTACTTCAATCTTTAACACCCTATCTAGAATAGCCTCGTTAGTGTGTTCAGATTTAAATCTGTTCCACTCTGACTCATTGCAATGAGATAATATCACCCCATCAAAATAAAGCATATCGTTCTTACCTGGCGTTGGTACACGCTTCTCTTGTGTTGCTGTTAACATTGTATGTAAGAATTCAATTTCATTTTTAAACACTTCTACAAATTCAACTATACCACGATTACCCACGTTAAACGCACCATTCAGAGATAACACTCTAGGATCATCGTCTGGATACATATCTAGTTTACTAATGTCTTCAGTTCCAATTAACACAGATACATCCTGTGAATTCGCATCCATAGGCGGTACCATTGCGATACCTCGTCTGCCTCGCTGAGAGAAACCGGTTTGCTTTACAGGAAAACTCTCATATACACCATCGTATTCTGTCATAAGTCGATGACGACATATTGGACATAAATCACCCTCAATATGAACACCTAATATTTCTGAAAAGTCTTTTCTTAAACTTCTAGGTAAAAGATGAAGAGGTTCTTCTCTAATAGGGCAACCATCCAAGTAGTAGTACTCTTCAGCATTTTCCAATGCACGCTTAACTGAATCAACAAGTGCTGATTTTCCTGCACCTACTGGACCCATTAAGAGAAGAACCTGTCGACTTTCTTCACCTTTGAATGCTGCCGACTTTAAGAACCTCATCAGTTTATTAATCACTGACTCCATTCCAAAAAACTCTTTTTCAAAATAATTGTATGTTCTTATTTTGTCACCATTAAAGATATCTCTGTAGTTTTCAGATCCAACATCTAAAGTCTGCAGACCTCTATCTTTAATTGTTTCATAAAGTCTTTTATGCGCCAATTTAACTGACGTGGGCTTATTTTTTACCAAATCTAAATACTCGAGAAAGGTACCTTCGAATCTATCATTCTTCTTAGCATTTCTCTGCTTTTTAATTAGGTTTAAAAATTCATTTTTGCGTGGCATAAATCTATTCCTCTTGTTACTTATATTAATTAATACGTTCTTTGTGTAAAATACTTATATTTCCCAAATTTCTTCTTCAATAATTGTAAATAATTTTACTTCTTTATCCCATATTTCTCTAATATGATCCATTACTTTGTCTGCATAATCCAATTCTAAGTCTCTACCGTCATGTTCATGTTTTAATACTAAGGTTCCATCACTTTCGACTCTGTCAACATAAATATGAGGAATCATATTAATACCAGTGTTTCTAATCATTTCATCCCTTACAACTTTCCAATCGTCATGATCAGTAACTTCAGAAACAACTGCACTACCATCTTTTTCATTCTGGTATGCGAAAAAGTTTAATTCTCTAAAGTCTTCTTCATCTAAATATAATCTTATAGCTGCAACATCATCATGTGTATTCCTAACCTCAAAACATTTTTCTAAACCAAACTCTTTTTCTAGCTTCTGAAAAATGTAAAATCCAACGTGATAAGGATTGACTCCGCCTAAATGAGGCCTAACAACAGCATTATGCATCTTTAAAAAAGGTAAATGCATACTATCTGGTAGGTCTAACTCGTGCAATATTTTATAGTGCCAAAAAGATGCCCAACCTTCATTTAATATCTTTGTCTGTATTTGAGGCATGAAATACCAACTATCATGTTTTACTATTTCAATTAAATCAAGCTGCCAATTTTTAAATTGATCTGGGTAATATTCAGTAAAGAAAGATAACATGTCGTGATCAGGCTTTAAAAGTCTTTTTGTATCTAAACTATCGTAGTCTAATGATATACCTTTTTCTTTGTACTTATTATATCTTTTCACTTCATTATCTTTAACTTCAGCACGTGTTTTTCTTGGTGTACCATAGCGATTTGTCTGGTATTTAATTGCATGTAGATTATCTAAAAAAGCTTCTACTTTTTCTTGGCCAATCGAAGGATCCTCAATATAAGACTGAATTCGCTTTTTTGCATTCCTCATCCTTGAAACAACATGTTCAGGATCTGTATCTTTAAAACATCTGTTATTCTTAAAGAAATCACTATGACCAACACAATGAGCCATGATTAATATCTGAAGATAAAGTGGATTTTGCATCATTAAATAAGCTATAGATGGATTTGAATTGATAATCATCTCATAAGGTAATCCACTTTGTCCCATGTTATAATTCAAATGTGTTCTTTCAAAAGTCTTTCCATATGACCAGTGATTATAATGTGACGGCATCCCGTGGTAAGACATATGACCAATCATTTCATAATAATCACAAATTTCATAGTTGATATCAAACCAATCTAATCCGTGATTCTTAGCAATATCTATTATTTTATCATCCCAAACTTTTAAATCTTTCATTGACCATTCAGATAAGCTCATATTTCCCTCCAAATAGTTTTGAAAATTGTGGCCATACATCTTTTTTATCGCTTAAGTTAACTATTTTAAACTTATCGCTTATTAACGGCTCAAATATTTTTGCCATTTCTTCACCCCATATTTTATCTTGAGTTCTTTTTATCTGAATATAGCCTGCCAATTGACTTATATTAACTAAATTTCTCATCTTATCAAGCGCCTTTGGATTATCTTCAGCCCAATTTTCTCCATCAGAACAGTGAAAAGTATAAATATTCCAACTAGATGGAGAATATCTTTCTTGAATAATTTGTTCTGCTTTTGCTAGACCAGACGAAATATATGTTCCGCCTGAGGAAGCTTTTTTAAAAAAGTCATCTTCGTTTGTTTCTTTAGCTTCAGTTGTATGCGATATAAATACTATTTCTATGTTCTGATATCGGTATCTTATGAATTGATATAATAAAAAGAAAAAAGATCTTGCTAAGAATTTCTTCCTCTTTGTCATCGATCCTGAGACATCCATAATCATAAATATTACTGCATTAGTAATAGGCTTTTTTGTAACAGCAATGTGTTTATATTTTAAATCATCTTCATGGAAAGGAAATCTTTCACCACTTTCAGGATCAAAAGTTCCATTTTTAATAGCTTGATTTTTTCTTCTAATCTTATTTTTTAAAGTTTCTTTTTTTGAAAGCCTAGCATTAATACCTTTTGTACGATATCCTTTTCGCTTTACTTTCTCAGAAGTTACTACGCTGTTTTGTTTCTTTTTAAGTTCAGGTAAATTTAAATCTTCAAATAAATATTTTGCTAACTCATCTAAAGATACTTCAACATCATAATATTCTTCCCCAGAAGTGTTACCGGGTTTATCAGGTTTACCTTTACCTTTTTGGCCTTTTTGTTTAGCTTTTCTAACAACTTGGCCTTTTTTGATATCTTGACCTTGTGCTGAACCAACACCTTTTGTTCCTTTACCAGTACCATAGATGAATTGATATTCTTTGATACCCTTTACAGGTATCTTTATTTTCTTTTTTCCATCTTGACCTATTATACTTTCTTCAGCAACAATATCATGAATACCTTCTTTAATTGCCTTCTCAATCTTTTCTTTATGCCTTCTTCTATCAGAAGCTGATCTATCTGCTACTCTTTTATGATTCTTAAATACTGACATATAATTCCTCAATTTAACTTTATCTATTATAATTATAATTAATAATGATAATAAGGAAAGGTTAATTTAATTAATATTAACAATAAGACAAGGTTAATTTGATAATTAACTATGTATATACAGGGTATTTAGTTATGAAAGACAATAGAATATTAACGCTAATTTTAGAAGATTTACATAAATCAAATGAAGAAAAGAAGAAATTATCTAAAAAACAAAAGAAAATAGCGCAAGCAGCACCACCTCATGATGAAATAACAGGTGCAGACTTTAAAGCACTTAATAAGAAAAGTGAAGGAAAAATCGAAGAATATCCAGAACAATACAAAGCATATGGAGAAAGACGAAAAGATCTAGATAGATGTACAAAACTTTATAAGGATGGTAAAACAAAAGAATCTGCTGCCTGTAGACAGAAAATGGAAAGACCACATATGAAAGAGGATAGTCATATCAATGAATTAAACGAATTATTAAATGATATGATTGAAGAACAACTTTTAGATGAAATGTTAAATGAATTAGAAAACGATCTAAGTGAAAAGCGAAAACGAAAAAAGAAGAAAAAAGCTGCAGGTGGTTTATCAGCAGCAGTTAAAAAGGCTCTTAATAAAAAAGCAGATAAAAGATGCTTAACAAGAGGCTCGGTATATACAGAATTTAGAAAAGGACTAGCAGCATTTTTATCCTCAGGTTCTAGAAAAGGAATGTCAGCACATCAATGGGCATATGCTAGAGTTAATTCAGCACAGCCACGTAAGAAGTGGGCAACAGTGAAAAAACGTAAAACATGTCCTAAGAAAAAGAAGTAATTACAAACTCAAATCAACATCAAAAATATTATCTTTCATGTCATAAAGTTTTTGTATATTACCCTCACTACGCAGTATCTTATATATGATATTCTCGTCAGACATTTCGCCTCCTTTTTCGAGTCCGGACTGACGCATATTACGAATTTTTTTAATAAGTTTTTCTAGGCCTGCTATGTCCCTACTCATTTTAGCTTCATTGATTTCCATAATAATTAGCTTAGTAAAGTATTTTACTTTGCGAGTTATATTCCTTGAATCAAATTCAACACGAAACTTGTTTGGTTTATTAATCCATTCATCTTTCTTAACAGAATATACACCACTTGATTCATGCGGTTCATTAACATCTTGCGCATATAGCTCAACTTCTATATTTAGAACACGAATATCATGTCGATCATTCCAGAATTGTCTTTTTGCTTTTAAGAATTCTTCAACTAAATCTATGTCACGATTAATAGACTTTGGGTCAACAATTATATGCAGATCAATGTCAGAATAAGGTGTATAGTTGTAATTTGCATATGAACCTGTAAATGTAACGTCTATTACATCTATTGATATCCCTAAATACTTCATAAAAGCTTCAGATATTTCTAATAACTGTTCCCTTATTGAAGGTTTGAGTTTTTGATCTTCCCACAATTTCACACTTAATTCTTCGTGTGGTAAGTGTTGTTTTATTTTGCTGCTAATAGACAATTTTCATCTCCATATAGTTCACGGTATCTAAGTATCGCTTGCTCTTTGGCTTTTGCCTCAAATACAACGTCTAATTTTAAACCATGATCGTTAACACGATTAAAAATATAATCACTATGTGCTTGAGGTTTAACTTTTAAATTTTCATTTAGCGCTTTTGATTCAGAAAAATGACAAGCAGGTGTTACACTACCCCAAGTTGAAGCAGCTAATTTTAAAGCTTCTTCTTCTGATTGACCTCCAGTACAGAATGTGTGATGATGATAATCAAAAACAATAGGGACACCAGTTCTTTCATAAACTTCATATAAATCTTTAACACTATACATTGATGCTTTATCATCATTCTCAAGAGTGATTCTTGATTTTACTGATTCTGAAAGCAAATCATAATTTTGACACCACCGATCAATAGCAGAAGGTTTATCACCATAAGTAGCACCTATATGAATGTTGATTTTTGACCACCGATTTCTTGGCATACCCATTAAATCCATTAGTTTACCATGCATTTCTAAGTCTATAACAGCATTTTTAACCACTCTTTCTTTTGGTGACGTAAGTATATTAAAAGGCCCGGGATGAAATGACAAACGAATGTTATTGTCCCGTGCAAAACTACCGGCTAATTCTAAGTTTTTCTTAATTTTTAAAAAGTCAGGCAATTCTTCTACTTGATACTCAGAACCCCAAGGTAATAAACAAGAAGATATTCTAAAAACATGAATATTGTTCTGTTTGTTCCACCTTAAAATAGGTAAAATATTCCCAGTATTAATTGTTGCTAATTCTGATGCATAATTTATACCTTTTGCTTTGAATGTTCTTTTTATCATACCTCTATTTGTAGTAATCTTATGATATTTTTGTAAGTGCATATTGATACATGCATAACCTAAACGAATAGTCATTGTTTCTCCTGTGTACAATTTATTATACCATATAAGAAACTTTGTTGCACTTTTCGCATACTTAAAATATGAGGGGTATTTTATGAAAAAAATAAAATATTACATTATTTGGGGGTTGTTTATGTTGTCATTAGCAGGGTTATGTTTTTTTATAATAACTAGTTTTTTTAGTTGTAATGGAAGACAAAATATAGTAGAAACAGCCAAGCCTATATTTGTTAAAGCGCATAAATCAAAGTTAGAAAATTTTGTTTTTTTAATTAAAGAAACACACGTTATATGCATACCTGATTTCGAACAAAGTTGTATAGAAGAAACAAAAGTTGTTCCCACAGCTTCAGCATCAGGTGTTGTTTTGTCATCATCAAGTTCTCATGTTTTTATTCTTACAGCAAATCATTTTTGTGAGACTAATGATATAGAAAAAATAATGGGTGAAGTAAAAATAAGAGCATTTATTGGCAAATCAAGTAGATTAACATCAATTGTAACTTATAGCGCAGGTTCAGATATCTGCCTTTTATCTGGGTTAAAATTTAAAGATGAAAATTTTAAAAACACAATAGTCGCAAAAGAAATGCCATCCATAGGTGAAGACTTGATCAACGTAGCAGCTCCTGACGGTATGGCTTCACCAAGTACAAGACTTATGTTTACAGGTAAATTTTCTGGTTGTGAAGCACAAGACTGTGTATTTACAATACCTGCTACATTCGGTAGTAGTGGTTCTGCTATCTATAATGAAAAAGGTGAATTAATCTCTTTGTTAGTCGCTGCTGCAGTAAATTTTGAAAACGTTTCAATGGGACCACATGTTACTAACCTAAATGTTTTTATTGAAACAGTTGAAGAACTAGTAGATATTTATTAGTAAACAAGGTGTCTAATGAAATTACATATTGATAAGGACTTAAATTATAACCCAGAACAAATGAAACTAGCTGGAGAGTTTATCCTGTTCTGTGCAGATAGTTTACCAATAGAGGGTGACTTTGAAGTTCACCTGGTTAATTCTCGTGATCCCCACGGTATATCAACAACTGCACTCTATGAAGTAGGAAACAATTGTTGCAAAGTTTATTGTAAGAAAAGAGCCTTAGCTGATGTATTAAGATCAGTTGCACATGAAATGACGCATATGATGCAAGACCAAATAGGTATCCTGCAAGGACCAATTAGAGATGCAGGTGGTTTTCATGAAGATCAAGCTAATTCTAAAGCCGGAGAACTTATAAAACTATTTGCTAAAAGCAAACCTGATAGAAAAGCAATATATGAATCTAAAAAATTGATTTAAGTATCACTAATGATAGTCCCTTTGAAGGGGTGCTTTATTTCACTATATTTTTTATCGACGCCTTTGCCTGCTTTATTTCTTAGCTTCCCTACAAATTTTCTAGCGTTGTTTTTTGCTAATATTCCGTCTATTTTTATAGATGGATCATTGTAAACATCAAAATGAACAGCGTCTCTCTTTTTAAAATTACCACCCCATCTTAATTTATAATCTTTATACGGTACAACGCCGTTATCTCCAATTATCTTTTCCCATTCTGCATTACTGCTAGCCATCATTAACTGATTAACTTTTTTTGATGAATCAGTCCACTTAATGTTCATGTCTATCCCTAGTCCGAAATTATGAGGAGATTTCCCAGGTGAAGCAACATCCTGACCTTGAGTTGATGTTATCCCAGCTTGTTTTGCAATTGATCTATACGCACTTGTAATTATTACTTCGTAACCTTTTTCCTTTAGCGCATTAACAAAGCCAACCAGATTATCTTTTGCAGCAGTATCCAAACTATCAAGAGACTTTGACCCTTGAACTGCACCTTTAGATATAGAATCAGTACCATCTGAAACAGTATCATCATCAAAGCCTTGATAATAATCATCAGTGTCATCAATAACTTCCAATCTTTCTCTAATTAGTTTTCTAATTTGTAATTCATTAAGTAACATTATTTATACTCCTTGATTTAATTATAAGTGCCTGCTGGGAAGTCCAAAACTAACTCAAATTTTCTGGATTTTGCCTTTATTTTTGCTCTCACTTTTGATGCTTCTATTTTATCAACGTCAGCGCTACCTGCTTTTTCCAAGAATCTACGAACAACGTTTCTTAAGTTTTCAAATTGTTTGTTTATCGGATTTCTTCTTTGCCCAGGTGCAACTCTTACATTAGAAACTATACCGCTTCTATTAGTAACAATAGTCAAATTAATAGTACCACCTGTAATTGTACCCCTAACCCGTTTAGAAATTGCTAATACTAATCTATCTGATGTAGCCGGAGGAAAACCAACACTCTCTAATGTGTTCTTTCCCGGACCTGCCAATGCAATACTTGCTTTTGGAACTAAACCACCACCTGATCTATCGATTTTTGATTGAATATCAGGCTCATCTTTTCTAACTTTTTTTCTTGGATTAGCACCACCTGAGCCACCACCGCCACCAGAAGTAGTGATCTTGCTTTTACCTGAGCCGTAAACTGTACCACCGTTAAACCCATCAGTTACATACGCCAGACAACCTATTGTATTGCCTAAGTAACCTGGATAATTAGTTATCATATCCTTTGAGACCTGAATCCATTGATACATACCACTCTGATATGTTTTTGCGTAACTTAATGTTTTAAAAGTTTCATGATTTACAAAAGTATGATTTAAGAATAATTGCCACAACTCATCAGTTTTAGAACCCCATTGACCATCCTCAGTTATCTTTTTTCCTAAACTAAATCTTTCTGAATATCTGTTCATTATGTATTGAATTCTTTTAACACTATTCCCAGATAATGAATTAGGATCGATCTTCTCAAAATTAACTTTTTCTGGTTCTACTACCTGTGGATTTTTTATTAAATTATCAATTTCATTAGTAAACGCAATTAATGCTAGTTCACTATAACATTTCTTTTTACCGTCCTTACCTTTAAAACATATAATAGCTTTATTTTTTAAATCTTGGATTGGTTTTCTAACGAAATCTTCCATGTCACCTGTATACATTAACGATTCTTCATCACTAAGTTCTTCATTGAAAACTTTGATTAAGTCCATTTTGTATGCTTCTTTAAACTTAAGTGCGGTAAGTGATAAGTCCATAAGTGAAGGCATAGCACGAATTACTTTTTCAATTTCATCTTCGTCAGTACCCATTCCCATAAAACCACCTTTTGTAGCTCTCCAGAGTCTTTTAGACATTTTCTCATGCAACCCCATAACATCGTTATAATGTACGAAGGACGGAAACCCAGCTAATTCAGCTTCCATTCCAGCTTCCTGCATCTTCTTTTTTGTTTCATCCTCAACT